TTCATATTTGTTCAGGAAGCAGATAATGTCAGAGTGCTTACGGCAACGCGAATGATCACACAAAATGGATACGGTGGCACAGTTCAGTCTGACCTCAACAGTGATCCAGATTCACAAGCCGTCATGCAAACTCTTCTGAATCAAATCAAAAGTGGGATAGAGCGTGACCAGTCAAATCAGCCTGTCTTCGGAAAAGATGTTCCACCTCCAGACAAAATTCCTGGTCGACCGTAAATAACATAAGTGCATCCATATAAAAACCGCCCGGCACCACCGCCGCGCCGGGCGTGATAGACTGCGCTTCGTAACACCCTCTCTGCTGTAAAACACAGCAAACACGCCAAACAATCCAAGCGCACAAAGTGCACAAAGTAGTCCGAACTGGACACGAAATTCCGTGCTGCTCGGTTATCTTCCGTCATGTGAGAACACAACGGCTTTTGGCTGTTGGCTTTTAGCTCTTCGGGACATTAACGACATACAACCCGCAATGACAATCAGTAGATGAACCCTGTACCCCACGGACTGCAAGTGCGCAGTCCGTGGGGAAGTTGCAAAAGTAAATTTAGCCGCCTGTTACCAGCGAAAAATTATGGCCTCATTCGAAAAATCATTCGATTTTGTCATGCAGCATGAAGACGCCGATCTGTCAGGCAAGGTGACGGTGGACAGGGGCGGACGGACTCGCTTCGGCATCGCCAGCAGATTTCATCCCGAACTGACGGAAGTGTTCTTTACCGGACCAAGGGAATTGGCTCTGGTCACAGCCAGGAATATTTATAAGCGCGATTACTGGGACAGGATCAAGCTGGACGAAATCAAGAGCGACGACGTTGCCAGAAAGCTGTTCGACATGGCCGTGAATATGGGAGTGAAGCAGGCCGTGGGCTATGCGCAGATGGCGGTCAACCAATTGCGTGTGTTTGCTTCGACCAGACTTGGTGGATCGGGCGATATATCCGCGTACGTGCCTGTGGCCGAAGTAGCCGAGGACGGAATTGCCGGGCCATTCACTATTTCGCGAATCGACTATGAGTCCCAGACCGACCAACGCGCTGAAAAACTGATGTACGTCCTGCGCGATCTTTCGCAGATGCATTACCGCCGCGTGGCAGCGGCTGATCCCTCACAGGAAAAATATCTCGCTGGCTGGCTCAAGAGAGCTGAGGCGTAACAAGGAGAAAGTTCAGTGAAGACACAAGCAAGGGAAAATCATCTTCTGGCGTTTCTGGCGCTGGCCGTAATGTGCGCCGCGCTGGCCTCGACCGGCTGTGGAGTCAAGGCCAACACCAATCCCGGCTCAGCGCCGGAAACACCTCACCGCCAGCTTATCAAGGCTGGGTATGATCTGGCGGCGGTCATCAATGCCGGAGAGAAGGAGTTGGAGTCGGTTTATCGCTCCGGCCTGATCGACGCAGGCGAGGCGCGCTCGGCCGGGATGTGGATCGAGCGGGCGCGCAATACCGATCAGACGTTCATCGCCCGTATTCAGTCCATCACATCTGCCGACTCTTCCAGCAAGGCGCAGATTGTTGCGTGGGTTAAAGAGGCTGAAGGCGAGCTGAGGGATTTCTCGCAAAGCGGGATTGCGGTGAAAAACCAGAAAGCCAAGGACAGGCTGAGCGGAGTGTTCTCCGGCGTGGATCTGATTCTGAATACCCTCAACTCCATCCTTATAGCGATTCCTGATCCGCCAGCCGTTACGCCCAGTCCATCCGCTCACGCGTCTTTTTCACAAAACCAATACATGGAGGTGCATTTTGGACGAACAGGAAGTTCTACAGCTCATCAATCTGGGAGTGGCCAGCTTTACCAGCATTACCGAACTGGTCCAGCGGCTGAAGCAGAAGTCCGGACTCACGGACGAAGAGCTGGTCGCGAAGGCGACGGAGATGAACGCCGATACAGGGCAGAAACTCCAGGCGTTTCTGGCGTCTGTTCCGGCAGCCTGAGATTTTCCTGGTCATGAAGGGCAGGGTCTGTATCCGGTCCGGCTGCGGAACTCTACTGCTTGACGCAGCCGGTAATCCGGACTTCAACGACTCACGTAAGTTCTGTTCGCCACTGTGCCGCAGGGAAGACAAGAAAGAGCGGATGGAGATGCGCAGGGCGAAGCTGAAACAGGCCGGAAGATGTCCGCTGTGTGGTCAGAGTTGCGGAGAGTCCGTTCCGGGACCTTCCGAGTAGCAAAACGGAAAAACGGCGTTTCGCGTTTAAACGCCCTGAGACGGTTTAGGGGTAGTAGGGGACGTTGAAACATGTCTGAAACGTCACAACTGCCGTTGTGACGTTTCAGCACGGCATCTGAGGGCGATGGGTTAAGGCCCGAATTAAGGTTTGGAGGACCAAATGAACGACGTAGTTAAATTTCTGCGGGGGAAAAAGACTTATCTGTCCGCCGCCGCGATATTTGTTTTGGCAATTTGCGGCTGGTGGTTTGGGGCAATCAGTGAGGTGGACGCGCTTGCTCTTCTGGCTTTGGCGTTTGCCACCATTGGGCTGAAGGCCGGATCTGCGAGATACGCCCTGGCGACGATTCAGGCGCTGGAGGAAATCAAAGCCGCGCAGATGTCTTCGGCTTCCGGCCAGAAGATCGACATCGGAGCGGAGGTGCAGAAGCTAACGCAAATCGGCCAGGACGCTGTTCTTGGCGCTGTCGTACCGCATGTGGTGGTGAACGTTCATCCTCCGGCTACGGCGCAAAGCGTGACCGTTTTCAAGGGTGATTCCGCGAAATGAACCTTCTGGCCAAGGTCTTCAGCGGAGGATTGCCCTCGGTGCTGAAAGTTGTGGTTGGCGGCGGCGCGGGAGCTCTGATTGCGCTTTCGCTGGTGGAAAAAGAGCCCCGCGCCGTCATCGACACATTCCGTCAGTGGGGGGCAATGCCCGTTATGGGAATGATGATGCTGGCCATGATCGGCAGCGGGTTCCATCTTGTCGTGGACCAGATCGTACCGGCTATACGCGAGAACGCTTCAGCCTCGCAGAAGCTGGCCGACGCGGTAGGCGAGATAGCCAGAAAAGAAGACAGCGAAGCCTACGAGCAGAAAGTTCTGCTGGGACACATAGGCACGACGATGGAAAAAGTACTGGAACGTCTTGAGCTTCTCGAATCGCGAGGAAACGCAAGAGCCACTGGAGCTGGAAGATGAAAGCACTGGATACGGAAACGGTCAGAAGGCTTCGCGGAGAGATCCTCGAGCTGGTGTACGAAGGCCATCACGCCCAGAGATCTCGCCTGACGGACTTGATTCTGTGGGGAGTTTTAAAGCGTCTGCAGTACGACGTAAGCCAGAACGATGTTCTTACCACGCTGCAGGACCTGAGTGACAGGAAGTATCTCTCGTTTACTGAAGACAGAAATGAGCGGACAGGCGTAGTGCGCATCACGCAGATCCAGATCACTCCCAGCGGCAGAGACCTGGTTGAGGGAACAAAATCGGATTTGGCGGTACACGTAATCGTATGACCGCTAAACCAAAAACCGGCGAGAAGAGAAAGACCAGGCAGCCGCTCAAGATGGACAAGTTGCCGTCGCACATTCTCGACCGCGTGATGGCTGAGCGATCTGTTGGCCGGACATGGGAAGAGATCGAGGACATGTCGCCCCGGTTTGAGGAGTGGAACAAGACGGAAGAGTCAGTTCGCGCTAACTTTCCCGGCCTTCGCCTGCCTCACTCCACTCTGCAGCGCTGGTACGACCTGCGCGTTGAGCAGGTCAAGCGCGAGGTGATGGCGCAATCGGTGAAGTCCAGAGAGTTCGCGGCAGCGTTCGCGAAGAGCGATTTTCGCAAATTACCCGAAGCCGTCAAGAACGCGCTGGGTGATCAGGTATTCGCACTTATGCAGCACGTCGACGAGAAAAACCAGGCAAGGTTTCGCAAAGAGCTGCTGAATCTGGGAATGCTACTGGCAGAGAACCGCAAGCTCGACATTCAGGAACGGCGGGCAAGCGCGGAAGTAAAACGCATAACGATCCTCGAGCAGGAATTCGAGATGCGGAAGAAGAAGTTCGACAAGGAGACCAGCGATGCGGCAAGGAAGCTCGGCAAAGGCAAGGCAATCACGGAAGAAGACATCAATCGTATCCGTGAGCGCACCTTTGGACTCCCGCCAATTCAGCGCGTCTCTTCCGGCAGTACTGCAGCTTAGGCCGTATCAGCATCGCTGGATTGACGATCCGTCCCGAGCGATGTTCGCGGTGAAATCAGCGCGAATTGGTTTCTCCTTCGCTACAGGGTTAAGGCGGTTTTTTAAATTGCTGGCACACGAAAACAGAACGGTGACCGTGCTGAGCGCTTCCAAGGCGCAGTCCAACGAGTTTGTCGAGACGGTGCAGAAGAACATTCAGCTGATCGGAGCCACGGCTCAGCTGTTCGAAGAACCTTTCTCGGATCTTGATGGGGAGACGTCATTTACTCAGTCGCGCATTCAGCTTCCCAATGGTTCACGCTTTATCGCTCTTCCCGCCAATCCCCGCACGGCACGCGGTTATCCGGGCGACGCCGTGCTGGACGAATTCGGCCACCATGAAGACAGCTATTCCATCTGGGCCGCTGTCACTCGCCAGATCGCCCTCGGCAATGAGATCGACGTACTCTCCACGCCGAATGGTGAACAGGGCAAGTATTTCGACCTGGCCAAAGAGCTGGGGATGTGTGACGGTGTGGCGCCATCGCCGAACCCAAAACAGTCCGGCATCTGGTCCGGTCACTTTATCGATGTCCACAAGGCCGTGGCTGAAGGCTGCCCTATCAACATTGACGAAATGCGGGAACTGATCAAGGACGATGACACGTTCTCGCAGGAATTCCTCTGTGTATTTCTGCAGGCCCGTGGAACGTGGCTGCCAGTTGAATTGATCGCCAGGGCGGAAGACGACGAAGCGACAATGGAATGGCCGGGCGGATACAAGCCGTCCGGTCCGCTATATGGCGGCATTGACGTTGGCCGCGTCAGGGACACAACCCTTTTCTGGCTTGATGAACAGATCGGCGATGTAGCCTGGACGCGCATGGTACTTAGGCTCAGCGGTATGCCATTCCCGCAGCAGCGCAAAATCCTTGAGCCATGGGTTCAGATGACAACCCGAACCGCGATTGATTCAACCGGCATGGGCATTGCGCTGTATGACGATCTCAATGAAATGTGCCCAGGCCGAGTGATGGGTGTGAGTTTCGCTGGCACCAACGATCAGGGCGTAAAGCTCAAAACAGATCTGGCCGTACGCATTAAGCGCAACTTTGAGAAAGGCAAAAACCGCATACCGCGTGACCTGACTGTTCGTCAGGAACTTATGGCGATCAAGCGCGAAGCGACGTCTTCGGGCGTCACATTCGACGCACCGCGCATTGAACTGGATACGGCTGTTGCCGGTGGGCAGAAAAAGAAGGTTTTTAGTCACGCGGAATCTTTCTGGGCAAAGGCACTTGCCGATCTGGCCGCAGAAAGCGGATCAAACATTTCAACCGACTTTGTCGCCAGCTCTACCAGTCAGGCGTACGTAGGCGCAGCGGGGTACATGTGAGCGATCAGACAAACATCGTCAACATGGCGGCCCAGCCGGTTCCGCCTGAGCCAACATCGTCACAGCTTGTGTCGGACGAGGTACTGCAGGGCGTTAAGCGCACAACGCTTTCTCTCTCGCAGGGGTTCGCCGGTGTGTCCGATCCGACGGTCATCTGGACCAGTATGGTGCGCGACTACCGCACGGCGTTTCTGTTTTATCGCGAGCTGGAAGAGAAGGACGACGACATTTCCTCTGCTCTGGAAATGCTGAAGCTTGCCGTTCTGGCGCGCAAGTGGCAGATTGTGCCGAAAGACGATTCGAGTCAGGCCAAGGAAGTCGCTGATTTTATTGACGGGCAGATCAATAACGTCCGCAACTTCCACGAAGTGATGGAAGCCATGCTGGACGCTCCTGGATACGGCGTGTCATTCCAGGAGGTAATGTATGACGTCAGCGAGGGGCAGGTTTCGCTCGTCGACATCAAAGACCGTCCGCAGGAGATCTTCTCCTTCAATCCGCAGAATCTACTGCAGACCGGCCCGCTTCGCCTGAATGTAAATCCGTGGTCGATTGATGGAGGCGATATCGTCCCCGAAGAAAAGTTTCTCGTCTTCACCTTCCGTCCGCGAAGCGGGAACCGTCGCGGCCGGCCTCTTCTGCGCCGTGTGTTCTGGAACAGCTGGTTCAAGCGTCAGGCTCTGCGCTTCTGGCTGCGCTTTGGAGAAAAAGGCCCTGGCACGGCGGCAGTGCTGTATCCGCAGGGTGCTGGACAGGACGAGAAACAGAAAGCTCTGGCTGCCGCAGAGGCGATTGTCGAGAAGATCGCCATTGCCATGCCGGAAAACTTTCAGATAGTCAAAGAGCTGCTGACTTCCGCAAGATCGCAGAAGCCGGACGTTTACAAGCAACTCGCTGACGATCAGAAGTACTCCATCGCACGAGCCATCCTCGGGCAGACGCTTACCTCGTACGGCAATGAGGGCGGCAAAGGCTCGAACGCTCTGGGCAGCGTTCACGCCAAGATGTTTTACCTCAAGGAAGTCGAGGTCGCTATCAAGCTGCAAGCGGTAATCAATGATCAGCTGGTGCGTCCGCTGGTTCTGTGGAATTTCGGCCCTGATGCGCCCATGCCGCAATTCGCCATCAGCACGGAGGACGAACAGGACCTTGTGCAGCGGATCGGAATTGACTCCACCGCTCAGGACATGGGTGTTCCACTCACGCAGCAATACATGTTCGAGACTTACGGATATACAGCGCCAGGGGAGAAAGATCAGATTCTGGTGAAACCTCAGGGATCATCCGGGTCGACTATCTCCAGTGCCGCGGCTAATGATCCCAGCTTCAGCGATGCCGAGGCCGTTCACAATATCAAAGAGGTAAATGAGCTTCTCGACGCCATGAAGCTTCAGCTGGGCGACGTTTACCACAAGCGTGTGCAGGAGATCGCCGCCGCCGTGCAGGGAGGAAAAAAGTGATATCACCTCTTCACCGCTCGGCCGCCGTATCCGCGCCTCACGTTCTGGCTGCTTCGTTCCAGAACGAAGTCGGCGATCTGACGGCCCGATACTTCGCCGCCTTCGATCTTCTCGGGCGAGCGCACGTGATTCTGGCTGCGCAAAAGAAGACCGGCAACAAGTTCAGGCTTGCGACTACCACCAGTATTCCTAAATTCGCCGAATTCGACGACCTTGGCTTTGAAAGCCTGCCTTTCACCCAGGCCATCGACCGCGTGCTGAAACTCATCGGCTTGAGCAGGGACGCCTATGACGGGCTGGCGCAGAAATACAGGCAGCAGGCGTTCACCGTGGCCGGTCTCAGCGATGTGAAGCTCATCGAGCAGATCAAGCAGGCACTGGCCGACACTCTGCAAGAGGGCGGAACGCAGGCAGACTTTCAGCGCGCCGTCGATACTCTCACCGACGAAGCAGGCGTGAATCGCCTGGCGACCACGCAGATAAACACGGTGTTTCAGACCGCCGTTCAGTCCGCATATCAGGCCGGACGCCTGGAGCAAATGAGCGATCCAGCCGTTACTGCCGCTCTTCCGTACTGGACATATCGCACAGCTGGAGATGACAGAGTGCGCATAACTCACCAGTCGCTGGATGGATTTACCGCCCGGTACAACGATCTGGTGTGGGCAAAGATTTATCCGCCGTGCGGATACAACTGCCGCTGCACGGTCACCCCGGAAGGACCTGAAGACATTCCCGAGGATTCGGACCTTCCCGGCCTTGAGCGTCTTCCACTTCTTGCGTTGGCATTGCCTGATTTCTCGGAGTCCTCATGGCGCTAAACGGACAGTGGGTTGAGTTGTTTCGAGCTGGAGATTACGCAGACAAGGGAGCTTATTCCTCTGCGGACATCGACAGAATGATCTCTAATTATGACCCGGCGAAGCATGAAGCGCCGGTGGTCATAGGCCATCCCGAGCATAACGCTCCGGCGTATGGCTGGGTTGAATCGCTAAAACGTTCCGGCCCGGTCCTGATGGGAAAGCTCAAGCAGGCACAGCCGGAGTTTGAAGAGCTGGTAAGAAAGGGTCTGTTTAAGAAGCGCTCAATCAGCTTTTACGTGACGAAGAACGGACCATCACTTCGGCACGTGGGTTTTCTGGGGGCAATGCCTCCCGAGGTGAAAGGACTGGCCGATGTGAAGCTTGCGTCCTTCAGCTCTGGCGAGTTTCAGGCAATCGAATTCAAGGAGGAAGACCAAGTGGACGTAAAAGAAATCAGTCAAGGCATAACCGACTCGCTGAAACAATTTTTCTCTGAGTTCTTCAAGGGAAACAAATTTTCCGACAGCGGCGCCGATGACCACGGGGCCAAAATCGGCAAGGCCGTATCAGACGCATTAAAACCTCTGCAGGACCAGCACGACGCTCTGCAGGCAAAACACGATGCGTTAAAAAAGCAACTGGACGATCAAAACAAGTCCAGCGCTGATGCCAAATCACAATCCGACTCGGAGGACTACGCCGAATCGCAGATGTTACGCGTGAAGAACGCCAAAGCATGGATTCCCGCTTTCGAGAAGATGGGAGCATCTCAGATCTTCGCCGAGCTGGCAAAGATACAAAACACTGTCACGTTCGGAGAGGGAGACAAAAAGGTAGAGAAGAAACCAGCCGAGGCTCTCGCTGACTTCATGATTTCTCTCGGCAAGATTGTACCCATGGGCGAACTTGCCGGCCAGCACACACGCACCACCGGTAATCTCGTCAAGTTCACGGAATCCAAAACCGGCGCAAGCGTGGATGAACGCTCGGTTGCCCTGGCCGAGGCTGCAACCAAACTTTCCAAAGAAAAGAACATTCCGTACGGTCAGGCTCTAACTCAGGTCAGGCAAAGCGGCGAGTTTGAGCACGCGGGAAGCTCTGCTGCCGGAGCGGTGTAATCCAGCAACCTGAAGTCACAAACACAGATTGCGCTACCGCCAGCGCTCAACGGCGGAGAGAGGAATAAAGTATGGCGAGCAAATCAAGGTTTGGCGTTGTAGGCCCGAATGTCATCCGAAGCTACGGCACTGACGTTGCCAATCAGCCTCTGGCTGCCGGAATCGCAGTCGTGGCCGGAGCGGCCTATAACACTGTGCAGTTGCCAGGCGGAGCAAACGTTCGAGCGTTTGGCGTTACCGCGATACCAACGCAGAATGCAGGCGATCCCGCCTCGATTGTTGAGTTCGGTGAAGTAACGGCCATTGCTGATGCCGCAATTACTCGCGGACAGTGGGTGATGGTCAACGCGGCTACTGGTCAGCTTGCTCCGGTTGGAGCAGTAGCTGGAACAAACTATGAAACGGTGGGATTTGCTCTTGAAGCGGCAGCAAATCAGGGAGATGAATTCCTTCTGTTTGTTTCTCCGCAAAGAGTGCAGGGTTAACCGGCAATAAAAACAATTCAACGGCCACAGGAGATAAACACAATGGACCAAGTAAGAAATTTTGCCGGAGCGAATGTATCGCCGGTACAGGGAAAGATCGATATTGCTCTTTCCCAGTTTGCCCTCACGTACAGAAACAACCTGTACGTTGCGGAATCACTTTTCCCGCGAGTTCCTGTTCAGAAGGAATCGGATTTCTACTGGACGTTTGGCCGGGAAAACCAGGCATTGCGCGAGAACACTCTTCGCGCTCCGGGGTCGGCGGCTGAGAGAATTCAGCAGTCGATCTCGAAAACCAAATACTTCACCACCGACCACTCCCTGGCTCGTCTGATCACCGACGAGGAGCGCGGTAACTTCCTTGCCGGAGATCTCGAACAGTGGGCCACACAGGCACTCACCGACAAGCTGTTGCTGGATGAAGAAGTACGAGTTGCCCAGATTGCCACCAACGTTACAAATTACGCCGGGAGCAACGTGTTAACTCTGGCTGGAACATCTCAGTGGTCGGACTATGGCAACTCCACGCCTATCAGCGACGTGGAGAAAGCCAAGGGGCAGATCCGCCAGATTGGCCAGCAGCCCAACGTAATGATACTTCCCGACCCTGTGTATCAGATCCTGCGCTCCCATCCCGCAATCGTTGACCGGTACAAGTTCACTAACGGCGGCCAAATCACTCTGCAGCAGATGGCCGAAGTATTCGGCATTGAGAAGGTGTTGCTGGCCTCTACCGTACAGCTGGACCAGGCAAATAACGTGAGTTTCGTGTGGGGAAAAGACGTGGTGATCGCATACGCCCAGCCCAACCCCAACTTCGTTGATGTGAGTTTCGGTAAAACCTTCGTGTGGACAGAGTCTCCAGGCACGGTTGGAGGATTTTCCACCGAGATCGCGCGAATCACTCCGGCCAGCGCAAAGTCGGACGAACTGGCTGTTCACTTCTATTACGGTCAGGTGGTGACTTCCAATATTTCCGGCTATGTGATTAAGGCCGCCGTCGCCTAGTAGCCACATCCACTGTCCGGCGTAACCCGCGCCGGGCAGTGAAAACAAAGTGTTTCATTGAAAAGGAGAAATCGAGAGATGAAAAAGCTATGCACTGTCGCGGTTCTTACCGTAGTCTGCCTGTTGGTGGTTGCCGGTGTTGTCATGATTTCGCCGACTCAGCATGTTTCGGCACAGCAAATCGGTGATCAGCAACTGCTGAAACTCAGGTTCGCCAATAACGGAATACCCGGCCAGGGAGCGGGAATTCTCCAGACTGGCGAGGTCAGCAAAGTGTCGAGCGCCGTAGCCACTGCCACGCTCACCCAGGCGGCTGCCGCGCCGGTCACTTCCTCTCAGTCCACGTATATCCGCGGGATAGTGGTGGAAAAGTCCACTGGCTCATCCGGAACATTCACCATTCAGACCGGCACCGGAACAAACTGCGGAACAAGTACAACAGTTCTGCTTGGGCCTGTCACCAACCCGCCAATCCAGCTTTATTACCTCGGCATTGTCGCTCCGCCTGGCACTGCTGTGTGCATTCAGACGGATGCCGTCACGACATCCGTTCGCGTGCTTTACAGCTAAGTCCGAGCAATTCAACATCACGGCAATAAACCAATTCAGAGAGGAGTACCAGCAATGGCAGTAGAAGAAAAGCAAAACATCAAGCCGAGGGCTTACAGGGTGAAATCTCCGCTTCGCCACAACGGCAAGCATTACGACATCGATTCGAAGATCGTCCTCGATTTAACCGACGCCGCACTGATCGGCAAACATGCTATTGAGCCGTGGCGGGAAAAGGAAGAACAGGAGTAGCCATTGGCTTACGCAACACAGAACGATCTTTCACCGCGCCGGATTTCCGCTGCTGAGCTGCTGCAGCTCACCGACGATACTAATTCCGGCGTTGTGAACGCACAGCTAGTCACCGATATTCTCGACGAGTCTTCCGCGCTGATCGATTCGTATGTGGGGCAGCGTTACACCGTTCCTCTGCAACCGTCGTCGCAGGTAAAGGGGCTTTGCCTGACGCTGGGCGAGTATTACCTGTATCTGCGACGCAAGCGCATGAAGGAGGACGTTCGCCAGTCGTATGAAGATGCGTTGTCTTTTCTGCGTGACGTTTCTTCGGGCAAGGCACGGCTTGACCAGCCTTCTGCCGCTCTTCCCCAGACTGGATCGGGTGAAGTACTGACCACGAAGAAGGATGAAAAGTTCAGCGATACCAACCTGTCGGGATTCGTTCCAGACACAACCGGAATTATCTGATGCAGATCAACGTCAACGACAAACCGACCCAGATTGCGCTGAAGAACCTCACTCAGCGCATACTGGGTAATCCCACGCCACTGCTCAACATCGCTGGTAATGTAATGCGTTCATCGGTTGAGCAGACGTTCCGCGACCAGGGATCGCCTGCTGGATCATGGCCACCCCTTGCTGCGTTGACGGCCAGGCACAGGACCAGCGGACACAAGATTCTTATTGGCAAAGGCAGGCTTAAGAACTCAATCACCTTCCGCGTAAGCGGGAATCAACTGGCCATCGGGACCAATTTGAAGTATGCGGCAATTCACCAGTTTGGCGGTGAGGCAGGTCGCAGGCCGCCATTCAAGAAACCTCGCGGTAGAAGAGCGCGCATTCCTGCCAGACCGTATTTGGTCTTCCGTACGGAAGACCCCCAGAAAATCGCCGATGCAATGCAGAGATACATTGACGCGCAAATCGCGGTAGAAGGGCTGAACTGAAGTGGCAACACAATTCAAAGTCGCCGATGTCGAGACGTCGCTGATCTCAGCTTTGCAGGCAGATACAGGGCTAACCGCCCTCAAAGTCCAGGTCTCGGCGTTGTCCAGCAAGCAGTGGGACGAGCAGGGAAATCTTCTCGTGATTCCTCCGGCAGTGCTTGTGCTGTTCGAGTCGGCGCAGGACACTTTGCGCGGTGACATCACGAGAAAGACATACCAATCGGCTTATGACTTTGCCGTGTTCTGCGGAGCGCAGGATATGACCAGTCCAGATAAAGAGCGAACCGGATGTTACGCGATCATCTCTGCGGTTCGATTTGCGTTGGCCGGTATTCGGCTGCCTCTCGATGCAGGAGCTGACAAAACAGTTCCTGTTCAACTGCTCGGTGTGACTCCAGAGCAATTCGGTAACGACGGCGTGTGGTACGCGGTTAGGGCGCGAATCGAGAAGACCGCGCAATTTGGATAAAGGGGAGTGTATGTCTGGAAATGACTGGATAAACGTAAGACTGACGGAGTTCGCAGAGCAGTATGTCGCGCAGAGCGGCGGCGGACCACTGCGCGTGCATGACGGCAGGTTTGAGTGCTCAATACTGCCTGGCGAGACGATGCGGGTCACTCGCGCCTTTGACTGGGAGAGAGTGTTGAAGCCAATCGCCATCGCCGGTCAGGCGATGTTTGAAATCGCTGATGAGGTCAACGCTGAGATCGAATCGCAGAAAACACCAACCACCGAAGCGGAGATAAATCCGTCTTCGACTGAAGAAGAAGGAGAAACGAGCAAATGATCAGATTGATTTTTGCGTTCGTAAACTGGCTTTTATTCCGCTGGATGATGTTCGCCTTCGAGCCGCAGGACATCCTCGATGCAAGAAATCTTGCTCTTGCGCCGAACAAGCAGAACAACTATCTCACGCCAGTGGCGGCCGCCAGTTATGTCAGCCGGCCGCGCAATCCCGGTACGGCGTTTGCTTCCATCGCTCCGACGTACTACAGCGATGAACAGCAGGCCAATAAAGGGCACAACTGGCCGACCACCAAGCAGCGCATCAGCCAGACTACGGCCTTTGATGCCACTCTGGACGTTGACAACTTCAATATGGGATGGGCGTTGGCTTTTTCTCTTGGCGCGGTTACCGTGACCGGCGCTGGGCCTTACACGCACGTTTTCAAGTTCATTCAGAGCACCAATCAGATGCCGGTCACGTCGCTGCTTTTTCAGGACACGAACGACGTTATTTATCAGCTTCCGGACATGTGCATCAGCGATCTGCAACTGACTGGAAAGGAAAGCGGACCTCTTTCCATGCAGGTAAAGATGGTCGGCAGCGGCAAGAACGTGGATGGGGCTGTGGCTTTCCCAGCCATCACTACTCCGCAGTTTTTGTTTGGCTCGGATGCGGACATTCTCATCGGGCCGCCAGTTCCCGATGCGTCAACGTTTACGCTGACCACTGTTGTTGCTGGCGCACAGGCCGCGCATACGGCGTTCTACAAGGTGACGTGGACGAACGCGGCCGGAGAGACAATGTTCAGCACCGAGATTTCCATTCCGGTACCGGCCAACAGCGTGAGCAAGCTTACCGCTCCTGCTGTGTTTCCTGCCGGAGTTACCGGCGTGAAGGTGTACGGGTCGAATACCACGAATACCGAAACACTGCAGGGCACGATCAACGCTGGAGGTGGAAACCTGCAGGAGCCAAACACGGGCTTCGCAGCTGGAGCGGCCTTGCCCACTGACACCACGGCCCTGATCAGCTTCAAAGAGCGCACAGTGCAGTGGGACGTATCTGTGAAGTGTGACATGGTTCCCAACCGCGCTCCGGGCTTCGGAATGTTCTCCACGTTTACCAAGGTCCTCAAGCAGCGTGCCAACCTCAACCTGCAGATCAAGGCCACGTCGGCCGACGATCTCCGTTCTCTGCTCATCGCTGACACTTTGCGTCAGGCCCGCATCAAGGTTGTGAGCGGAGCCGCGCAGACTGTAACGCTGGATTTTCCGGGCGTGTACTTCACTGCTCCGGCCGCCACGGCAGTTGGGCAGGAAGTGGCGTGGCCGCTGGTGGCAGGTGATCAGGACGTCTTGAAGTGGCAGGGGCAGGAAGTGTTCCAGGCCACGCTCATCAACAACACTCCGGCCTATTTGGTCGGCGCGTAACCCTGTTTGTCAGGTAGAGGTTGACACGATGGCAGGCGGAAGATGTTCCGCCTGCACCTGTAAGACCGGAGACA